GTGTTGGCCAGACGCTTAGTAATCTTATTAAGTTTATGGATCCGTTAATGCATAAAGAATATATCTTTGAAAGATTTAAAGATGGCAAAACGATTGCTAAAAAAGAAGAACCTGAGTTTGATTTTACACCTTCTAAGTTATTAAAGACTAAACCATTTGCAGAGTTTAATCGTTATGATAGGGCATTAAGACAGCTAAGAAGATTTGATGAGTTAGTACAAACACATCCTGCAAAACAGTTTCTTTTTGATAGACAAATACCAAAAGAACATTGGGATAAGTTTTTTCTTGCACCTAGATTTTATGAGTTTTGTAATGAGATACAACCAGGCAAGTTTCCTTCTCTAAAACATGACCACCCTAGAGTTGTCATACCATTTTACGATAGAGCAGGTAAGTTTTTTGCATTTCAAGGCCGTGCCTTTGGTAAAGAAGTGCCTAAGTATGTTACAATTAAATTTGATGAAACAAAGCAAAAGATTTATGGTCTTGATAGAATAGACCTCAACAAACCAGTAATGATTACAGAAGGTCCTATCGACAGTCTGTTCTTAGATAATGCGATTGCTCTTGCTGGGGCAGATGCAGACGGCGGTATCACAATACAACACCAGCAATGCACAATGATATATGATAATGAACCTAGAAACGAACATATTGTGAATAGAATGATTTCAGCAGTTGATAAAAACTTCAATATAGTTGTCTGGCCAAAGACATTTGAAGTCAAAGATATCAACGATATGATTCTTTCAGGTAAGTCCGCTTCACAGGTCCAAAGACTTATATATAATAATACACATAGCGGCCTCACCGCTCTTCAACACATTAATAATTGGAAAAGGATATAAATGACCTCTAAGGATAATCTATCAGTAAAAAAACGAAACGGTCGAGGCAGTGAAACCCTAGACATTGACAAGATACATTCAATGGTTGGATTTGCAACCGAAAACATAACAGGCGTTAGCGCCTCACATGTTGAAATGAATAGTGGTATACAATTTTTTGATGGCATATCTACAGAAGATATACAACAAATATTAATCAAGTCTGCAAATGATTTAATTAGTTTAGATGCACCGAACTATCAGTTTGTTGCTGCTCGATTGCTATTGTTTTCATTAAGAAAGAAACTATTTCATAAGTTGTGGGAACACCCAACACTATTAGAACAAATTAATAACTGTGTAGAACGAGGCGTTTACGACAAAGGCATACTTGATAGTTATACAACAGCAGAGATTGATAGACTGAATGGTTTTATTGACCATGAAAGAGATTACAGTTTTACTTATGCAGGCTTGCGACAAGTCATGGATAAGTATCTAGTGCAAGATAGAAGTAATGGTGATATATTTGAAACACCTCAGTTTATGTACATGATGATTGCTGCTACATTATTTCAAAACTACCCAAAAGAAAATAGGATAACATATGTCAAAAAATACTATGACGCCATTAGTAAATTTAAAATTAATATTCCAACGCCTGTTATGGCTGGCGTCCGTACTCCTCTTCGTCAGTTCGCTAGTTGTGTACTGGTCGATAGCGATGACAGTTTACCTAGTATCTTTTCTAGCGACATGGCTATCGGTCGTTATGTGGCCCAACGGGCTGGTATTGGCATTAATGCTGGCAGAATTCGTGGAATCAATTCGAGGATTCGTGGTGGAGAAATTCAACACACTGGTGTTATTCCTTTTCTCAAGAAGTTCGAAGCGACAGTAAGGTGTTGCACACAGAACGGAGTAAGAGGCGGTAGTGCAACAGTTCACTTCCCAATCTGGCATCAAGAAATAGAAGATATACTAGTGCTAAAAAACAACAAAGGCTCAGAAGATAATCGAGTACGAAAGTTAGATTACTCAATTCAAATCACAAAATTATTCTACGAGAGATTTATTAAAGATGAAGATATAACATTATTTTCACCCCATGATGTTCCTGGTTTGTACGAGTCATTTGGTATGCCTGAATTTGATGAGATGTATGAGATGTATGAAAGAAAAACATCTATCAGTAAAAGAAAGGTAAGAGCTCAAGAACTCATAGGCGCATTGTTAAAAGAAAGAGCAGAAACTGGTCGTATCTACATCATGAACCTTGACCATTGTAATACTCACTCATCTTTTAAAGACAAAGTTTACATGTCAAATCTATGTCAAGAGATTACATTACCAACAACGCCACTCGACCATATTGATGACGAGAAAGGCGAGATTGCATTGTGTATTCTGTCTGCTATCAATCTAGGATTGATTAGAGATAAAGACGAACTAGAAGGTCTATGTGATTTGTCAGTCAGAGCATTAGATGAAATCATAGACTATCAAGAATATCCTATAGAGGCAGCAAGAATATCAGCTGAGTCAAGACGCTCACTAGGTATTGGTTATATTGGTCTTGCTCACTTTCTTGCAAAGAACCATGTTAAGTATGATGATAAAGATGCACTTGTATTAGTTGATGAAATCACAGAGGCATTTCAATATTATCTACTGAAGGCAAGTAACAATCTTGCACAAGAAAAAGGCAAATGTGATTACTTTCATATGACTAAATACTCAGACGGAATACTACCAATCGATACATACAAGAAAGACTTAGACAAGATTGTTAAGAGAAAGTTAAGTTATGATTGGAAAGAATTACGAAAAGATATACAAGAACACGGACTAAGGCATAGTACACTTTCAGCACAAATGCCGTCAGAATCAAGTTCTGTTGTGTCTAACGCAACGAATGGCATAGAACCCCCAAGAGATTATCTATCTGTGAAGAAAAGTAAAAAAGGCACTCTTAAACAAATAGTTCCTGAGTATCACAGACTGAAAAACTTCTACACACTACTATGGGATATGCCTAGTAATGAAGGCTATATCAATGTCGTTGCAACCATGCAAAAGTATTTTGACCAGGCAATAAGTGGCAACTGGAGTTATAATCCAGAGAACTATAAAGACGGCGAAGTACCGATATCTGTCATGGCAAATGATTTACTAACTACATATAAGTTAGGTTGGAAAACATCTTACTATCAGAATACATATGATGCAAAGACAGACATAGATGAACCTGCACACCCAGTTGGTTGGCATGATAATGTAAATACTGAAAAGTCTAAATATGATGACGAAGAAGATTGTGAGGCATGTACAATATAATGCCAAAAGGACCAAAACAGTTTCATAACTTAACTTCATCAGACCAAATGGTTTACTTTGATTGGATGAACGCATTGATTGATGATGGTCAAATCGACCCTTCAATTGATAATAACGATTACATAGATAAAATGGAAAGGATGCACAAGTGTGATGTCAATCAAACTACACCTGAATGGCCTTTCTTTGACGGAAATAATTATTTTGACCCAACTGAAGAGGAGAACATATAATGGGAAAACGAAGCATACCAGGAATAATAACTAAAAAAGGACAACCAAGAGTGAAAAAGAATATGAGTCATAGTACTTTTACAGCAAAGCGTCACCCAAATAGTAAGAGGGTGCGAAATGTTTAAAACACTATTCGGAGAAAAATACACAAAGGCATTTATAGACAGAGTTGAATGGCGAAAGAAAGAATATTACGAGAAACGCAGAATACAAACAATCCGTAATAATGCTGCTAAAATGGCAATGAACTGGACACATGAATACCCAACAGGAACTCCCCTTGGTTATATCAGAGATGATATTATTGAAATGTGGGAACGCTCAGCAAGAGTCGGTATCTTTAGTAACTTAGATAAAGAACAAAATATACCAGTAGCTCCAAGTCATATGGAAGCAGTGCAGACTATGGCTGAGAAATATCCACAACCAGTTCGTGGCACTAGAAAGAACCCTAAGGCACAAGCTACAATAAAGAAATATAAACATGAATGGAGAAATCCGCCGGACGAAGAAAATAATGACTAAAGTATTTAACACACAAGAAGTCGATTGGACTAAACAACCTATGTTCTTTGGTGCTGAACCAAACACACAAAGGTTTGACCAACAGAAGTATCCTATATTTGAAAAGTTGAATCAACAACAATTAGGATTCTTTTGGCGTCCAGAAGAAGTGTCTTTGCAAAAAGACAGAAATGATTTTAATTCACTAACAACAGAACAAAGGCACATATTTACCGCCAATTTAAAATACCAGA